TATTAAAGATGGTGGCACAACAATATTATCATTTACAAATAGTTCTAGTGACGCTGTAGTAACTGCAGGTGTACAAGATAAAGATATTATATTTAAAGGTGACGATGGCGGATCAGCAGTTACATCTTTAACTTTAGACATGTCAGCGGGTGGTATAGCAACTTTTAGTGCTGCAGCTAATGTAACTCAAGGAGCATTAACATCATCATCGAACGCTGTGGCGTGGGACGCTTCTGCTAAACCAAACGCATACCACCAAACATCAGAAAATACGACTTTCTCTGCACCAAGTAATGCAGTTGAAGGAGCATTTATTTGTATAGAAATTAATTACAATGGTTCTCATAGTATTGCTTGGAACACGGTATTTGAATTCGCCGCTTCAACAGAAGCAACGGAGACAGCAACAGATGGTAAAACTGACATTCATATATTTAGATATAATGGAGCAGTTTGGCAAGAAGTAGGTAGAACATTAAATTTAGCTGAGAGTTAATAGGAGATAATATGTGGGGATTAGTAGAATCAGGATCAATTACAAAATTTATAAATAACCCAAAAGGGTTAGTTATTGGAGATGTTCGTTATTCAAGAAAAATATTTGAATTATGGAGTAAGTCTGAATTAGAAGCTATTGGAATTTATGAAGTAGAATTTGATAACACTAATAAAAAAAATGAGCAGTGGTATATCAATACCAATCAATCATTTGCTTTTGCTGGTGGAAAAATTACAGCTTCGTATGGTAGCGCAACTGCTAAAGCTTATGCTGATACTTTATTTACAGCACAAGATGAAAGCGATGGAAAAGGCACTGAAGGTGATGTTAAAGATGAAGGTTTAAAAACAAAATTAATTAGAGATGTAAAAAAAGAAGCTAATAGATTATTAACAGAAACTGATTGGTATGTGACTCGTAAGTCTGAAAAATCAACTGCTATTCCTAGTAACATTACAACATGGAGAAATGGAATTCGTTCTAAACAAGCAGCTATGGAAACGTCTATAACTAATGCAAGCGATACTCCAGCATTGGAAACTTTATATACTTATGTAAACACAGCTGATGAAGGAGATCCTCCTGTAATGGAAAGACCATTAGGAGAGTTCCCAGTATTAGGATCTTAACATGCCTTTAATTTTACCAGGTAATGTAGCAACAGCAACAGCAGCAACTGGTTATGATGTAGCCAATTCTGTTAAGTTTAATGATGATGATAGTGCTTATATGCACTTTACTCCAAGTTCAGCAGGCAACCGAAGAACAATGACACTTAGTGTTTGGTTTAAAGGAACTTCTTTAGCTGATGGTACAAATAATATTCTTGGACAATATAATTCAAGTAATGAAAATAATTCAATGTTATTAACAATTGAAAGCGCTGGCAGAATAATGGTTTGGAATTATACAACTTCTGCTTATACAATGAATTTAAGAACAAATAGACTTTTGCGTGACCCCAGCGCCTGGTACCATGTCGTGGTTGCAGTAGACACAACACAATCAACTGATACAAACAGAGTTAAAATATATGTTAATGGAGTTCAAGAAACAAGTTTTTTTGCTTCAACATATCCCACACAAAATTTAGAGTTATTTATGAACGAAGACAAAGCACAAAATATTGGAACACAAAGGTTTGGTTCAACTGTTAGTGCCCCATTTGATGGATACATGGCAGAATTTGCTTTTATTGATGGATCACAACTAGCTCCAACTGCATTTGGAGAATTTAATTCTGACAGTCCACGAATTTGGCAGCCAAAAGATTTTAAAGATGATGTTACTTTTGGTTCAAATGGTTATTATCTTGATTTTGAGGATAGTTCAGCTTTAGGTAATGATATATCTGGTAATAATAATGACTTTACTACTGTTAATTTTGCTGCAACAGATCAGGCTACTGATACTTGCACAAATAATTTTTGTACTATGAATCCTTTACATCCAACAACCGCAGTTACTTTTTCAGAAGGTAATTGTAAATATGTTACTAGTGGAGATGATAATAAAGGGGCTGGAATAGGAACTTTTGGTCTTACCGCTGGAAAATGGTATTATGAAGTTAAGATAGCTTCACTTGTAGATAACCACACTCATGGTGCAATAAGTGAATTAACTACTGAATTATATAGTGGTGCTGGTGGAACACAAGGACTTCAAAATGATACAGGAGTTACTTCTTGGATAAATGGTGATGGTGGAGAAGTTGTTGTAGATGGAACTGCTACAACAAATGATTATGGTCTTTATACAGATGGACAAATAATGGGTGTAGCTTTGGATATAGATAATTATAATATTACTTATTTACGAAATGGCTCTGCTTTAGTTTCAGATTTTAATATGAGTACAACAAGAGGAACTATATTTCCTTTTATAAAATCAGGAATTAACACAACATCAGAAGTAAATTTTGGTGGCTGTTCAGCTTTTTCACTTTCATCAGCACAAAGCGATGAAAATGGATACGGGAATTTTGAGCACGCGCCGCCCTCGGGCTATCTTGCGATTTGTTCAAAAAATTTAGGAAGTGATGGAGGGTAAATGGCTGCTTATACAACAATAGACAATCCAGAATTATATTTTCAAACAAAAATTTATACTGGTGATGGTACAACAAGCAATGCACAAACTTTTGATGGTAGCGAAGATATGCAGGCAAATATGATCTGGTTTAAAAGACGTAGTGGTTCTGCAAATCACTTTTTATATGATTCTGTAAGAGGTGCTAATAGATCACTTGTTCCTAATGATACTGATTCTGAAGCTACAAGTGGAGAACAAACTACATATCTTGCAAGTTTTGATAGTGATGGTTTTACACTTGGTGATGACGTAAATAATATAAATGCCTCTAGTGAAACCTATGTGGCCTGGGCTTGGAAAGAGTCTGCAACTGCTGGGTTTGATATAGTTTCTTATACTGGAAATGCTACTGCAAGAACAATATCACATTCACTTTCAGCGGTTCCAGATTGGATATTATGTAAACGATTATCAAATACAGCAGATTGGACTACTTCAACAACTGGTGTTAATTGGGAAAATTCTTTTTTTTTAAATCAAACTAATGCTGCTGGTGATGCTCCTACAACTTGGAATGATACAGATCCAACAAGTTCTGTATTTACTTTAGGGACAACATCATTAGTAAATGCAGATGGAGATAATTTTATAGCTTATTTATGGAGTAATATACAAGGTTTTAGCAAGATTGGAAAATACATAGGAAACGGAAATTCTAATGGACCATTTGTTTACACAGGATTTAGACCAGCTTTTATTATGTTTAAACCAGCTGGAGAAAGCGCTGATTGGACTATTTGTGATACTAAAAGAAATACATTTAATCCTGTTGCTGATTTAACATTAAATGCAAACCTTGCTACTGGCGACCATGATGGTAGTATGGATTTTGATATTTTAAGTAATGGTTTTAAAGTTAGAAATGCTAATACAGATAATAATTCTAGTAATTCTGCTGGAATAATTTACATTGCTTTTGCAGAGCAACCTTTTGCTAATTCAAATGGAGTACCAGCTAACGCGAGATAATTATGTTACAAAAATTAAAATTTCAACCTGGATTTAATAAACAAGTTACAGCAACTGGTGGCGAAGGCCAATGGGTTAGTGGTGATTATGTAAGATTTAGATATGGTTCACCTGAAAAAATAGGTGGTTGGGCACAGTTGGGAGATATTACTTTAACTGGTAGAAACACGGCGCTTCACCATTTTGTTAATGCATCTGGTATTAAATATGCTGCATTAGGTACAAATAGAATGTTATATGTATACTCTGGAGGAGCTTTTTATGACATAACTCCTCTTAAAAGTACAACTACTTTAACTAATGCTTTTTCAACAACTAATGGTGATGCAACAGTTACCATAACTTTTTCATCTGACCATAATATTACTAAAGGTGATATTATTTTATTAGATAGTTTTACCGCTATTACCAATTCTAATTTTGCCGCTAGTGATTTTAATAATAAAAATTTTATGGTTGCAACTGTTCCAAGTTCAACAACAATTACAATTGAAATGTCATCTAACGAATCTGGATCAGGTGCTTCAACATCTGGTGGAATAAGAGTTAAACATTACTATTCAATTGGTCCTGCAGTCGAAGCGTCAGCCGCTGGTTGGGGTTTAGGTTTATGGGATGGTACTGTGGCTGGAGAAGTTTTTAATACTTTAGATGGAGCCTTAACTTCAGGTTCATCAAGCATTGTTTTAGATGACTCAACAGGATTTCCTGCATCAGGAACAGTTTTAATAAACAGTGAAAGAATTGCTTTTACATCTAATACAACTGGTACAGGAACTTTATCAGGTTTAACAAGAGGATCAGATAACACGACAGCAGCATCACACTCTGATGGAGCAACAGTAACCGATGCTTCTGAATATACTAAATGGGGTGCATCGCAAACAGGTGATATTATAACGGCTCCTGGTTTATGGTCTTTAGATAATTACGGAAATAAATTAATTGCAACTATTGTTGATGGCGCAACTTTTTCATGGGATTCAGATGCATCTGGTGCAACATCTACTAGAGCAACAATTGTTGCTAATGCACCAACGGCAGCGGTGCAAACTTTAGTATCTACACCAGATCGTCACTTAGTATTTTTTGGAACAGAAACAACTATTGGAACTACATCAACACAAGATGATATGTTTATTAGATTCTCGGATCAAGAATCAATTGATGCAACAACATCATATGCACCTAGTGCAATCAATACTGCTGGTACACAAAGACTGGCTGACGGAACACGGATCGTTGCAGCTATAAGAGGTCGTGATGCAATTTATGTTTGGACTGACACATCTTTATTTATTATGAGATTTGTTGGTGCACCTTTTACTTTTTCATTTCAACAAGTTGGAACTAACTGTGGATTAATTGGTAAGAATGCAGCTGTAGAGGTTGATGGATCTGCATATTGGATGTCAGAAAATGGTTTTTTTAGATACACTGGTAAACTAGAATCCTTAGCTTGTTTAGTTGAGGACTATGTTTATGATGATCTTAATACAGTTCCTAAAAACCATATTTATGCAGGGTTAAATAATTTGTTTGGTGAAGTAACTTGGTTTTATCCAGGAAGTGGTGCTGAATCTAACAATAGATCAGTTACTTATAACTATATGGATTCAACACCAGAAAGACCAGTGTGGACTACAAGTTCACTTGCTAGATCATCTTGGTTTGATTCTTCTATATTTGGTAAACCACACGGAACTGAATACGATTCAAGCGCTACAAGTGATTCTACAATTGGTAATACAGATGGTGTTACAACTTACTTTGAACACGAAACAGGACAAGATCAAATTAAAGGAGGGGCAAGAACTTCTATTACAGCAAATATTCAATCAGGAGATTTTGATTTAGACCAACAAGGATTACAAGGTGATGGTGAATACATGATGAAAATTAGAAGAGTATTACCTGATTTTTTAACTCAAACAGGTGATGCAAGAGTTACATTAAATTTAAAAAATTATCCAACAGATTCACAATCAAGTTCATCTTTAGGACCTTTTACAACAACTACATCTACGACTAAAATAGACACTAGAGCACGTGCAAGAGCAATAGCTTTAAAAGTTGATAATACTAGTATTAGACAACATTGGAAGCTTGGAACTTTTAGATTAGATATACAAGCGGACGGGAGAAGATAATGGCAAGAATAGTACAATCATTAACACAACCTTTAGAAAAATACGACCAACAA